CAAGGTCAATGTCAGTTTACATTATTTGATGGAGCTACATTTGATTATGGTCAAGTTATTATAGCTGATGGTGCTAACAAACCTTACATATTTAGAATGGAAGGTACGGGAGCATTAACATCTAGAACATTCTTTGCAGAAGAAATAACTGTAACAGGAACAAAGGGTGTTAAATATGTTACAACTCACGATAAACATTTAATAGCTGCAGGAGTTGAAGATAATTTAAGTACTATATTTTTTAGTGCTACATTAGACCCTACAAGCTTTAGTGGTACTGGTTCAGGTTCTATAGTAGTAGAAGACCAGATAGAAGGAATCAGAGGATTCCGTAATGAGTTATTTATATTTTGTACAAACAGTATATTTAAATTAATAAATATAAATGATTCAAGTAATATAGCCATAGTACCTGTTACAAAGAATGTTGGCTGTTTAAGTGGCTATAGTATTCAAGAGATTGGTGGTGACTTAATATTTTTAGCACCAGATGGATTAAGAACAGTTGCCGGTACTGCAAGAATCGGAGATGTCGAGTTAGGTACAGTTAGTAAAGCTATACAACCTTTAGTAACAAACTTAGCAGAAAACATAAATTCATTTGTAATAGATAGTGTTGTATTACGAGAAAAATCACAATACAGATTATTTTATACAAATACAAGTTTAGAACAAACACAACAAAAAGGAATTATAGGAACATTAAGACCAAACGGGTTTCAATGGTCAGAGACAAGAGGATTAGAAGTTACTGCTATTGGTTCAGGATTTGATAATAATAATGTAGAACAATATTATCATGGAGATACAAATGGTTTTGTTTATCAACATGATACAGGAAATAGTTTTGATGGTAGTAATATATTAGCTAGATTTGAAACACCTAACTATGATTATGGTGATTTAGGAACATTAAAAACTTTACATTACCTTAGAGTATCAGCAAGTTCCGAAGGTATAACAGAACCAGATGTACAAGTTAGATTTGATTATGGTAATACAGATGTTCCACAACCACCAGACTTATTTGATTTAGGAGTTATTAATCCACCTTCAAAGTTTGGCGATGCATTATTTAATACTAATGTATTCGGTGGTGGAGATAATCCTTTAATAAGAGTTCCATTACAAGGAAGTGGAACAAGTAACAATTTTACAATTATAAGTGATGACACAAAAGCCCCATATACAATAAATGGTTTTTATGTAGATTACATACCTTCGGGCAGGAGATAAAATATGGCATTAACAAAAATTTCAAGAGGTTTATTAGATACAGGAATTTCTGATAGTTCTGACGCAACAGCTATAACTATTGATAGTAGTGAAAATGTAACTATAGGTACTGTAGGTTCAGGTACATCAACAGCTACTCCTGTTGAATTAAATTTAGGCAGCACTTTTGCAGATGGAGTAGGTAATGCTAAAACTAAATTAAAACTTTTTGAAGATTCTTCAGCAAATGTTTATGGTTTTGGTGTATCAAATAATTTATTAGAATATCATACAGCTGCATCTGGAAATCATGCTTTTTATGTTAATGATTCAGAAAAAATGCGTTTAAATAGTTCTGGCAATCTTGGAATAGGAATAGCTAGTCCAGATGGAGTTCTTCATATTCATAAAGCTAGTGCAGGTAGTGTAACTGCTTATTCTGATAGTAATTTAATAATAGAAACTGACCAAAGTAATAACTTTTTAACTATGTTATCTCCAGCAGGTGCTAATCAAGGTATTTTATTTGGAGATGCAGATGCAAATTGGCGAGGACAAATACAATATAATCATGCTACAGATGCAATGCAAATATATGCAGCAGCCGGAGTAGAATTAAGAATTGATTCAGATGGATTAAAGTTTGGTAGTGATACTGCAGCAGCTAATGCACTTGATGATTATGAAGAAGGAACTTTTACACCTTTATTTTACGGAAGTACTAGTGGTACTGCAAACAATGATAGTTCTGGATATTATACAAAAATTGGTAGGCAAGTAACTATACATGTTGATGTATATAATAAAGCATTTGGTACATATAGTGGTGACTTAAGAATGCAATTACCTTTTACTAATGCAGGTACGAGTATTCCTTCAAGTGCTGGTGATATTTATTTTTATCCTAGTGGTAATTGGGATGGTGTATCAAACTTTGCAGGAATAGGGCTTCGTTGCTATAATACATCTTATTTAAATTTTGCTCTAATCCAACTTGATTCTGACAGACAAACATATATAGGTAGTTCCAATACAAGCACTAGTAACTCGTCTGGAAATTTTTTAAGATTTTCATTTACATATGTTGCAGCATAATTTAACTAATTAATAATATAACGGAGAAAAAATAAATGGCAGGATATACAAGACAAAGTTCTTTTGCAGATGGAGATACAATTACTGCTGCTTTATTCAATAATGAATATAACCAGTTAGTAAATGCATTTAACAACTCAACAGGACACTCACACGATGGCACAGCAGCTTCTGGACCAGTTATAGGTTTAATTGGTGATGCAGGAGAAACTTCTCCAAATAACAAAGTTTTAATAGATACTACAAATAATTATATAGAATTTTATGTAGAAGTATCAAGTAGTTCAGTACAACAATTATATATAGCAGATGGTGCTATTGTTCCTGTAACAGATAGTGATGTAGATATAGGTACAACAAGTTTAAGATTTAAAGATGCATTTATAGATTCTATAACTACTACAGGTAATGTAGATGTAGGTGGTAATCTTACAGTAACAGGTACAACAACATTTAATGGGGGTACATTAACTCTAGGTGATGCTGATACAGATAATATTGTTTTTGGTGGAGAAGTAGATTCTAATATTATACCTGATGATGATAACACATATGACTTAGGTAGTTCTTCAAAAGAATGGAAAGATTTATATATTGATGGTGTTGCATATTTAGATGCCATAAACTTTAATGGCACAGCAATTACATCAACTGCTGCTGAACTAAACATATTAGATGGAGTGACATCCACAGCAGCCGAACTTAATATTCTTGATGGCGTAACAGCTACAACTGCAGAACTAAACATTATGGATGGTGTTACAAGTTCTACATCAGAACTTAATATACTTGATGGAGTTACCAGTACTGCTACAGAATTAAATATCTTAGATGGTGTTACAAGTTCTACAGCAGAACTTAATATACTTGATGGAGTTACATCAACTACAGCCGAGTTAAATATTTTAGATGGTGTTACTTCTACTACTGCTGAATTAAATATCTTAGATGGTGTTACAAGTACAGCAGCAGAATTAAATATTTTAGATGGAGTTACTTCGACAACTGCTGAACTTAATATTTTAGATGGTGTAACTTCAACAGCTACAGAACTTAATTTACTTGATGGTGTTACAGCAACTACAACAGAACTTAACTATGTAGATGTAGCTACAGCAGGAACTGTAGAAGCTTCAAAAGCTATAGTAGTAGATAGTAATAAAGATTTTACTGGTGCAAGAAACATAACAATTACAGGCGAACTTGATGCAGCTACATTAGATGTATCAGGAGATGTAGATATTGATGGTACTTTAGAAGCTGATGCGATTACAGTAAATGGTACAACACTAGCAGAAACTATTAGTGATACTGTAGGAGCTATGGTAGGCTCTAATACTGAAACAGGTATATCAGTAACCTATGATGATTCAGATAATACTTTAGATTTTGTTATAGGTTCAGGAGTTATTACTAATGCTATGTTAGCAGGTTCTATTGCTAATAGTAAATTATCAAACTCAAGTATAACAGTTAGCGATGGTTCTAATACTACTGCTATTTCATTAGGTGGTACATTAACATTCTCTGGAACTTCTAACGAAGTAGAAGTAGCAGAAAGTTCAGGTACAGTAACAGTTGGTCTTCCGGCTGCTACACAAATAACAACTTCATTAGGAGTCGGTGGTGGCTCTACAAATGGAGTACAGATTTCTCAAGGTGCTATTGCAATTAAAAATGGTGGCACTCAATCATATGTAGATTTTTATTGTGAGTCTTCAAATGCTCACTATGCAAGATTACAAGCTCCTGCTCATAGTGCATTTAGTGGTAACATAACTGCAACACTACCTGCAACTACAGGAACACTTGCTTTAACATCAAGTGATATTACAGGTAATGCAGCAACAGCTA